ATGTTCGCACTGGTTTTGTTTATTTGTTATCTGGACGGTGGCTGTAACGATATCGTCATTGACGTTTTTAATACTGAACAACAATGTATGCGCGCGATGGATGAACAACGGCTGCGGCACGGCGGCTGTTTCCCGGTGGAGGATTTTATCGATGGCTTCTGGACCCCGGCTCAGGAGTACAGCGATTTTTAGCTACTGGACCCGCAGTAAGGTCAACCGGTTGCCGAAAACGGCACCGGTATCGATATAGTGCAAGTTCCCGCAATCGAGGCAGTCATTTAACGGCGTATGCCCGAAGTAAAACGCATCCGCCCCGCTGATAGACTCATCACGTCCTTTGATACAACGCGATAGCCGCTCGCGGCTCCAGAGCACCGGCGTGCGCTTCACCGGCTGCTGCCAGGCATAATGATCGCCCGGATAGTCCGCGTGGGCGACCACGATGCGCTGTTCCGCGCGTTGCAACTCAATAATCAGCGGGAAATCGCGCAGATGCAGCAGTTGCCCTTCGACGCGCTTGCGCGCCGCGCTATTGAGCGTGGTAAACCAGCTGCCGCCGTTGAGATACCACAATGCGTAATCCCCTGATTCCAGCGCGTCCAGCGCCATGGCCTCATGGTTGCCCAACACGCAGCGGAACCAGCGCCGCTCGGTTAACGCCAGGCAGCCGGGACTGTTATCCCCGCGGTCGATAAGATCGCCTACGCTGATGACCAAATCCTGCCACGGGTCGAAATGCGCCTCACGTAAAGCCTGGGCAAACTGTCGCAGGCAGCCGTGTAAATCGCCTACGATGTAGATGGCCCGCCATTGGCTGGCGTCGATTCGTTGATACATTTCTCCTCCTGTGAACAGCTAAAGTATAGTGTGCGGCACACATTATTACTGCGGTGACGGGCGAGGAGAGGGAGCGGCAAAAATACACTTTTCTAAGCGTTTTTGACGGTTACAGGAATTTATTAGAAATCATCGGGTAATTAAAAACGCACAGGCATAAAAAAGCCTGCATTATGCAGGCTTTTTTATGTCCCTTCCGGCGCTTATCTCCGGCGCTCATGGTGATGGCGTTAGCTCTGTAAGGGATAAATCGCACAATAGCCGATAAGATTTGTCCGATCAAGTTCGCGCCAAATGAAGTTTATTGTTATTTGATCCAGATTCCAGAAAACCGGCGCATGACGACACGCTGACAGCATATTGAAACTTATTGGTATCATCTCACTTACAGATTCTTAAAGACGGCAAAAAAGCTCTGGACGCTGCCGGGGTTGTCTGTGGTATGGTTTAAGGCGTTCACAGGCAGCGACACTTGCCACGGAGTAAGGCGCAGTCGCAACAGGCTTATGAATCATAGGGATAAAAAAAGACCGAATACGATTCCTTTTCTCGCCTTAAATCATATCTTTTACCATTATTCAATAACTTATGCTCGAATTTGGTTATTTTTTAACCTCCTAAGCGGTACTTTTCATGCCTTTAAAATCAGGCAATTAGCAAAAATTTCGGACGCGTTCGGACTTTTTTCGGACCTAAAGCCTAGTGATTGATAACCTGAAATTTTAGCTTATGAATGCGCAACCCTTTCTAATTAGCGAACAATCAGTAGATCTGAAAACCGCGTCGTATAGCGCGGTGACAACATGTCCCGTTTCATCTGCCACTGCTGCTGAATTCCCTGCCCCGCAAAAAAAAGCGTGCCCTTTCCGCCTTTCGCGTTGAGCTGATCCAGAACCTCCATCAATTTCTCGCTGTTATGCCGTGGTGCCACATCGTCAAACAGGTTCAGTTGTGCAACGCCATGGCTGAAGAAGTCGCCAAGCATCACACCTGCTTTCTGGTACCGGTGGCCGCCCCGCCAGATATTGTCCAGACAGCGCACCGCGGCGTTAATTATGTCCCGGGTGTCCTGGGTGGGCGTGAGGAGCTTCACGGACACGCTGTTGCCGTAGTACGGCTCGTTGATAGCGAAAGGCGATGTTTTCACAAAAGCAGATATGTACCGGCAGTACTGGTGCTCACCACGTAATTTCTCTGCGGCGCGCGCTGCGTGGCTGCAGATGGCTTGGTGCATCTGTTCGTATTCAGTTACTCGCTCACCGAACGACCGGGAACAGACGATTTCCTGCTTTGCTGGCGCAAACTCCTCAAGTTCGAGACAAGGTTCGCCGCGCAGTTCGCGAACGGTGCGCTCCAGCACCACATTGAAGTGTTTTCTGATAATCCACGTGCTCTGCTCTGACAGATCCAGCGCCGTTTTAATGCCCATTGCGTTGAGCTTTTTGCTGATGCGCCGCCCCACGCCCCAGACGTCTTCAACAGGAACGAGAGACATCAGACGCCGCTGGCGATCGACGTTCGACAAATCCACCACGCCACCGGTCTGCCGTTGCCACTTTTTCGCCGCGTGGTTTGCCAGCTTCGCCAGGGTCTTGGTCTGCGCGATGCCTACGCCCACGGTTAGGTGGGTATTCTGCAAAACCGTGGCGCGGATTTCCTTTCCGAATTCTTCCAGGTTCCGGCAGTTTCGCACCCCGGTCAGGTCGCAAAAAGCCTCATCGATGGAGTAAATTTCCACGCGGGGGCTCATGATTTCGAGCGTCGTCATCACCCGGTTGGACATATCCGCGTACAGTTCATAGTTGCTTGAGAACGTGGCCACGTTGTAGCGCCGGAACAAATCCCGCTGTTTAAAAAATGGTTCTCCCATCGTTATGCCAATCTCTTTGGCCTCGGCGCTCCTGGCAATAACACACCCGTCGTTATTCGAAAGAACAACGACGGGCCGCCCCTTTAAATCAGGTCTGAACACAGTTTCGCACGAAGCGTAGAAACTGTTCACATCGACCAGGGCAAACATTAGTTTGTTGATTTAACGATATACGTCACGACCCCGAAAACGTCCAGGGTGTCCTCGCTGCCCACGAAAATGGGCGAGTAAGCGCTGTTCATGGGATTAAGCTGCACCGTCGGGCGCAGCTGCAGGCGTTTTACTGTAAACTCGCCGCCCACCGCCGCGATTACGATGTCGCCGTGTTCCGCTGTTCTGGAACTGTCCACCACCAGCAGGTCGCCGTCGCTAATGCCAGCCTCGACCATTGAGTCACCGGCCGCCCGTACAAAATACGTTGCGCTCGGATGCTGAATCATCAGTTCATTCAGATCGATGCGTTGCTCGACATAGTCTGCTGCGGGAGAAGGAAACCCGCACTGGACAAGGTCACCGTATAACGGCAGCGCGACAATGCCGCGCAGTTCTGCTGGCGTGTAAAATTCCATAATAAATCGACTCCTGATAGTTATACTGTTTTTATATACAGTAGTTAGTAACCTTCAGCCGATCAATATCAGGATTAACTATCAATTTCAGTGGCAGACGTAACGGGCTGAATTACTTAGTGATGAGCCCCTGCACACTTTTCTTCAGCTCCTCAATGTCTGATTTAAGTGCTGCAATTTCAGTCTGCTGCGCTTCATTTTTGATCTTGACCCGCCATCTCCGGACAGCTTTTGTATCTTAAGTTAACGATGTCCGCTGCCGCCGATATTCCCTCGGGGAGTGATATCCCAGCGCGCTGTGCGGGTGGTTTTCATTGTAATGTGTGAACGCTGCTGCAAGGTTTCGCAGGGCTGTTCTCACATCTGGTTTTGGCATGAACGCGATATAGTCTTCCTTCATCGTCTTCACGAACCGTTCGGCCATGCCATTGCTCTGCGGGCTGCTCACCGCTGTTGTACACGGCTCCAGATTCAGCTCTCTGGCGAACCTCCGCGTTTCATGCGCGGTATATGCTGAACCGTTATCCGTCAGCCATTGAACCGGTGTGGTCGGCAGCCCGTCGCCGAAGCGCTTTTCCACCGACCTCAGCATCACATCCTGCACCGTCGAACTGTCGTAGCCTCCTGTGCTCGCTGCCCAGTCTATGGCTTCTCTGTCGCAGCAGTCCAGCGCGAACGTGACCCGCAGCTTCTCACCGTTGTCGCAGCCGAACTCGAAGCCATCTGAACACCAGCGCATATCGCTTTCTGCCACCGCGATTTTGCCCTTATGTTCACGCTTCGACCGCTCTGGTTTGTCATGCAGTAACAGCAGATTATGCTCGCTCATAAGCCGGTAAAGCCGTTTGGCGTTCACGGGGGGCAGTCCCTCTGTACGACGTTGCGTACGCAGGATGCCCCACACACGGCGATAGCCGTAACTGGGCATATCGCTGATGATATCGAGGATCTCTGACAGTATTTCAGCGTCTGCTTCGTCATCACGCCGGTTACAGCGCCTGTCCTGCCAGTCGGCAGAACGGTTAATTCGCAGTGACAGCTGCGCACGCGACACGCCCATGGTGCGGCTGACCAGGGCTATTCCCCGTCCTTTGGCAACAAGGGCGCGTGCGCTATCCATTTTCGCGACTGAGCGTACTCCACGGCTTCTTTCAGGATCTCAACTTCCATCGTCTTCTTGCCCAGCAGGCGCTGAAGCTCCCGGACCTGCTTCAGAGCAGCAGTAAGCTCAGAAGCTGGAACAACTTCTTCCCCGGCCGCAACGGCGGTGAGGCTGCCTTCCTGATATTGCTTCTTCCACTTAAACAGCAGGCTGGGCTGGATGCCATGCAGGCGGGCGACATGGGAGACATTCATGCCCGGCTCCATCGTCTGCTGGATAATGGCGATCTTCTCCTGAGGAGTTTTACGTTTACGGACTTCTTGCCCTAACAGGATCCCGGTCATCTCAAAATTGGCGTTAGTGTTAGACATATATTCAAGCCTATCTCTTATCTGGAGATACAGCTACTGTCTGGAGTTTCAGGGGGCTACATCAGCTGCGCTTCATTTTTATCCATAAGGGCAAGGATAGCTTCATGATGCAACGCTGCGGACACGCCATAGGTATCCGGGGACAGCACACCCGCTACAACCGTGCCATCATCAAGCACCCGGTTATCACCTTCATGGACTGCGTCTGGAAATATCTCCTGTATCTCCTGGGCAATAAACCCAATTCCCCACCGCCCGCCATCAAGACGCGTCCAGGTATAACCAAACATCCGCCGCATTTTCCCGAGCGGGTCAGCGATGCGTTGCTTATTGGTTTTGATACGACCATCAGAGTTGGGAACGAATGACCCTGGCGCGGTAACGCTTCCGGTTCCATAGTCGAAAACCAGGTATTTCTCATTGCCTCCGTCACTGTTTACGGCAGCAACAAAACGCCGGACGCCGGAATGAGTGATTTCGTTGTAAAGTCGCGTTCGCCCTTTTGATCCCCCGTCAGTACTTGAAACGTTATCGAGAATGAGCTCACAACTGCCAAATGGAAAACCACTCGCTGGTTTATACTCAATACGGACAGGGCCAGAGATGGTCCCCCCCGTCTTTCCGTCCACGGTTTTGAGTCGGTCGTCACTACCCTGTGCAACAGTGCCCGGCCCGGTGCCGTAAGCAACTCCAAGCGCAGTGCGCGCTGCCTCAACAGTCGTTGCGCCGGTGCCGCCGTTAGCCACGGGGACTACAAGTCCGTCATGAAAGAATGTGCGAACGGAGAATGCGCGTCCGCCTTTCGCGCCAGTTATGCGAACCCAGCGCACCTTTTGATTAGCCGCAGCCGTCGCTGACGGGCTGAGTAACAGCATGATTGTCGTACCCGCGACATACAGTACATTCAGGTCCACGTTGTACGCAGCGGGGATATCAGATAATTCCACAGGAGTGTTTAACCAGTTGGTACTGGCCACTATGATATTTTGTCCGGATAAAAAGTCTGCATTCTGCCAGTCGAAATTCTGAATAACCGGTTGAGAAGATAATCCATACCCCAGGTCGTTCAGTGGCCTGATGCCTGCCGGTTGCCAGTCTGACCATGGCCCGTCAGTTCCATTCCACGCAGCAGTAAGCGAACGCACATACATGTTACCGTTACGCACAGTATAACGCTGCGTGGCGCCAAACTGCCCACCGGCGAAGACCTCAAGCAGACCAGTCGCATTAGCCTCCGGATAATTACTGGCCGGCTGGGCATTTGTAGATGTGGCCTGAGACCATGCACCTGTAAACGCAGCTGTCGGGCCGTAATTATTCAGATTCGCTGACGCAGGCAGCGCACCACGCCACTGCAGCGCCGAACCAACAAGCCCCGCCATTTTCTGCCAGCCCGGCCCGGTCACTGGTGCCATGCTGCTGGTCAGCTGGACGGTGATATCATCCGGTGCCGTATAGAAGTTTGTCCACACCCCCTTTTCAGCCAGAAGCCCGCGCAGCGCCTCAGTGGACTGAGCGACCAGCTCCGCCGTTACCTGGTTCATCGTTTTACGCGGTACCGCTGCCCACGCTACGCCGCTTGTGGTCGGCCCGGTGAACGGACTGACGAGTGTGGCCGCAGTGTTGCTTGTCACAGCATCAACAGGGAGCGTGTACAGCACGCCGCCGATTGTCACGACAATGAAGTCGCCCGGCTTTAAATCGGTGGTGAACAGCGTACTGGTGCCGACAACCGCTGTAGAATTATTCGTTAATTTAAGAGTTCCTGCGGACATGATGTCTCCTGAAAATAGGCAATAAAAAACCCGCCGGAGCGGGGTTATCAGCTGTAAAAATTAATATGTTCAGTCGTACGCAGCGGTGTTAATTGCGGTCAGAACAATCCCTGTATTGCTCCCTCCCGCAGGGCTGCCCTGGCCGATCTGATTACCGACAGCATTGATGCGGGTGTTCGCGCCATCGAACCGGCAGCCCGTGTATGCCATAACGCTGATAATGACGGGCTGGCCCTGAACCATTACCTGCCACAATGACATTCCCAGCGTCGCGGGAGCGACCGCCCAGGAACCGGCCAGCGTCTGGTCGATGTTGATCCCCCCGCCTGCGCCCGGCGTGCCGACCGACACTAAATCAGACAGCACCCGGCTTTCATTGGTCAGCACCAGTTTCCCGGCGGCGTCCCAGATGGCAAAGCCCCATGCAGGCAATGACTGAGGAAAGATTGCAAAAATATACGCGGTAAGTGTGTGCGGGGTATTTGCGGCGCCCACTGGTGTACCGGACGACACCCGAATCACGCCGCCAACCCGTCCGGCATGTGTAAACGTTGGCGCAGTGGTATTTGAAACCCGGCAAAATGCGATTGCCGGATATGAGGGGTCGATCGGTATTTCTGCTGATGCCACACCATTACTTCCGGAGTTCACCACCACTTTCCGGTATAAACAAAACGGTGTCGACTGCGGCGTAACAAACGGATTGCCGTTATCGAGCAGCAGCATTGCGCCATAAGCCATTTACGCCCTCTCCATAAATATGACCAGTTCGCAGGCGGAGGCCGGATAATTACCGGGCCCGACATCACTTGCCGGCGACAGCGAGATGGTATTCCCCGACGCCATAATATGTCGTCCCACCTTTGTTCCTCCGTTATCGAGCGAAACCACATAGCCCAGCTTAAACCCGGCGGGGACCGGGAATGACCAGGAGCCGCTGGCCTGTCCTTCTGCCAGCGATACCATGCCGACGACCGAAACAGGTTTAATCCCGTAGTTGTTGGGAATACCGTTAGCGTCCCACGTCTGAATGCCCCAGGCCATCAGAACACCCCCGTCAGCCAGCCAATCTGAACGCGCAACCTGTTTTGATCGCGAATACTGATCGTTGTGTTTGTCTGCTTCATTGCCCCTTCACCGTTGCTGCCATAGTTTTCAAGTGTGCCGCCTTTATCCAGCTTCCAGCCCGCAACCCCAGCCTGAAAGTTATTCGACTGAATGAAACTGCCGATCTTCGCGTTCGTGATGGTTCCGTCCTGAATGAAACCCGAACTGAGAAACACCTGGCCGTTAACGATGGCGAACGGCGAATACTGAACGCCGCCCTGCCCTGACAACATCACGAACTGATCGGCAGAAATCGCCACGCGGGTTTTCACCCCGGAACCGTCAGCGATAACCGCAACTGACAGCCCGGCGTCGTAATAATTGCCGTTGTATTTCACGCCCGTGCGGAGGGTGTAAATCGCATTGGCGCTGGCAGCGTCTGTATACGCGGTCATTTTTTCGTTAATGGCGGCCTGCTGATCACCAAATGTCGTGGCAACCTGTTGCTGGTATTGCGCGAACGCCCGATCCGCACTGGCCTGCGCATCCTGAATGGTGGTGATACTGCTGTTAACACCCTTAAAATCCGCAGCCACGGTCAGCTTATATTCTGCAAAAGCCTCATCCGCAGTCGCCTGAGCGGTTTTAACCTCGTTGATTTCAGCAGCGCTTTCACCGAACTGCACAGCAACCAGTTCCTGAAACTGAGCAAAAGCCCGGTCCGCATCGGCAATGGTGATTTTTACCTGTGAAATCTCAGCGCGGGCAGCTCCCACCTGCTCATACTGGATCTGCGCACCTTCGACCTGCGCCAGCGTATTCTGCATCTGGCCCGCCAGGCTGAAATCAATCTGTTCTGTCAGACGTTTCCCGTCCTCCGAGGTCAGCAGATCCTTGGCAATATCCTCCAGGTAATCGGACGCCTGGTCGTTGGCCATTCCCCTGATCCAGTCGGTCCAGCCCGACTCGTTGCCGGTTTTGTCGACCAGCTGCGCGCGGTACCAGAAAATCTGCCCGGCGCGTAACCCGAGTTGGGTGTAGTCGGCCTGCGGGTATGGCACATCAGAGAGCAGCAGCGGATCGGCGTGGTCGTCGCGCGGCGTATACTGAATTTCCGTTTTCAGCGTGTCTTCCGTGTTAGCCGGGAAGGCCCAGTTCAGCCGGATGCCCCAGTTGATGCCGGTTGCTGTAAATCCGATCGGCTTCGGCGGGTTGCCCACTTTACCCGTCAGCGATTTCTCCGGCGAGTACCCCCAGCCGCTGGATATTTCCGCCGCATTGATAGCGCGCACGCGAACGAGATAACGCCCTGCATAGATGCCCGGCACCTCAAAAGACGTGGTCGAACTGCGTGGAACATTCACCCAGTTCCCGTCGTTGCGCCGCCACTGTGCTTCATACGCAATGGCGTTGGGTGCCGGGTCCCAGCTGGCGCGCATCGTTTCAATGCTGATGCCCTGATTCACCACCGAGTAAGAACTGATGGCGATATTTTCCGGCGCCAACTGGCTGCCCGGCGGGATCACGCTTACCGGTCGCTGGTCAATGATTGCGCCGGTATCAATGCGGGCATATTTATCCGGATCGTGAAACGCGCCGGAAATAGTGAATGTCCCGTCGTTGTTGTCGCTGACGCTGACCACCCGATACTGCTGGGCATACAGTTCGTCAGATTCGACCACCCAGACGCTTTCCGCCTGCGGCGTTTCGCTGTAGGCAATGCTGACCGTGACGGCCTGACCGTTAACCGCCTGGATAGTCCGGGCCTGTGACGCACCGGAAGGCAGGTTGAGAATAAGGCGATCGCCCGGCTTCGCATCCGGTACGCGGTCAAGCGTGATCACCCGGCCATTAACCGAACTGATGCGGCCGCCTGTGACTTTACCGGACAGCATTTCATCGGCGACGGCGATGATGTAGCCCGGCTGCGGGATGTTGCCGTCCAGGCCAACGGAGAAAGTGACCACACGGTCCTTATTATTGGTCAGAATGCCCCAGCGCCCCTTGCGGTTTGCTTCTGACTGCCGGGTGCAGCCAATTGCGGTCATCTCGAGCTGATTAAATCCGTAACGCGCAACCAGCGGTTGCTCAAACACGGGCTCCATGGCGTCAGCGTAGCCGTTATCCGGGTCGGAGTACGAGACCAGCGCCGTGGTGTAACGGGTTTTGGTGGTGCTGCTCGAGTAAACGAATTCGCCGTTGACCACGTTGGCGCGGGTGTAGCTGTAATCGATATCGCGCGGCATATCCGCCAGCGCCACAATCTGGTTACCGCCCCAGTACGTCATGCCCCTGAAGATGGCAGCAAAATCACGCAGGACGGTATAAGCCTCGTTGCGATCCTGCACATAGACGTTGCAGGTGTAGCGAGGCTCAACGCCGCTCCCGCCCTTCCCGTCCGGTACCATCTGATCGCAGTACTGCGCCACCTGGTACAGCGTCCATTTATCGATATTCGCCGCCGTCAGGCGATGGCCCAGTCCAAAGCGGTCGGCGACCACGATGTCGTAAAATATCCACGCCGGGTTATCCGTCCAGGCCCATTTAAACCCGCCCGTCCAGGTCCCGGTATAGGTTCGCGTTACCGGGTCGTATGTATCAGGTACACGGATCACGCGCATCGCCGGTTCACAGGAAATCTGCGGAATGCTGCCGTTAAACTGGCTGGAGTCAAATTCGATGTACAGCAGCGCGGTGTTCGGATAGCGCAATTTTGCGTCGATGACTTCCGTGTAGCTCTGCAGCGTCATGGTGTCGCCGATTTTGGCGCTGTTGGCATCCGGCGTTAATTTGCGTAGACGTAATGTCCAGGTGGTACCGGCGCGCGGCAGGTCGATACGGTGGCTGCGCTCATAACCCGACGTGGTTTTACCGGTTACCGCCGTGTTAATCACAGTCTGCCAGGCTCCGCCATCTGTCTGGAGGTCAACGGCATAGGCCACTGAATTACCCACCAGATCCCCGTCATCCTCCTGGCGGTACAGCGATGGCCATTTGAGACGCAGGCGAACGGCAGAAAGCTGAGTGTTGGTAAACGTGCGTGTCCAGGCGGTGGCGCTGGAAACTTCCAGACCTACACTGATTTCATTTTCAGACCCCGGCATGCCCTGAATATACGGCTGCGCCTGATTACCGGGGCGGAATTCCCAGGCGACGCCGGAAAAGTTTCGGGAGCCGTCAGGATTTTCCAGGGGCGTGCCATCCAGAAAAATATTACTGCCCGCCAGCCCACCAGCAAATTCCCCCTCGCCCAGGGCAATCAGTATTTTGGCTTTTGCCACCGACTGCAGATCGTCCGGCTGTTCCGTGGGCGTGCGTTGTTTAGAGTCGCCGCCTTTGCGCCCTTTAATATGTTTTGCCATGTTGCGCCCATAAAAAAACCGCCAGGCGGCGGTAACAGTGAGGGAATAATCAGTGAAGGGTTATTGCTGATCTTCGACGTAAATACCGGCGGAAATAATCGCGCCACCAATACGGCGCTTTCCGTAGCCAATGGGTACCGGGTAACCCTGTGATGCAGTATTGGTCACCCCACCAAAAGCGTATGAAGCTTTATTATCAGCATCCTGTTTACTGGCTAATCCCGTTGGCTGAGGGGAAAGCATCTGGACAATACCGCCAGCCATCATCCCAACACCAGCACCGATAAGCGCCCCCCCTCCATACGCCGAAGTAAATACGCCAACAACAACCAATACGGCACCGAGAATGGTCTGTAGTAAACCAGCTTTTTTGCTACCAATAATAATCGGCACAATACGAATTACTTCTTCAGTAACCGGAAAGGAGAGGTCATCTTTACTGATATTCTTTTTACCGCGAAAAACTGCATATGTTATACCGCGCCTTTGGCTTGAAATCATATATTGTTCAAACCCTTTGATCGTAGCAGCCAGCGCACGGGGAGCCTCATGGATAGTACTAATTAGACGATAGTGAGTTTTACCAAAGTACTTTCCAAGCAAGCCACCCAATTCTATTTGCGTCATTATCTCTTGCATTTTTTCTCTCCAGAAATTAAAAACCCACCAGAAGGTGGGCTTTAATTCCGCGCATTACATTAAAATGCTGTGGGGTGAATACCAAAGTCACCATTCGTACCATATCCAATGCGGTACATTAAAGTGCTTTGCTCCGTAACCTTTCCAGACTGTTCACTCATCCCGCCTCCGCATATACCTTTAGGCCAAGCACTAAAAATATGTTCGCCAATAGTGGGGTATACAACTATTTTTTGAGATGTGTCCAAGTCTGCAATTTCTTTACCATCAACATAAACTCTGCTCATGCAGGCGCTACCCATAAATCCTGAATCGCGTTTAATTATTACCTGTCCGGTCCCAGTCTTACGAGATAATAAAGAAGAATCGATTATTTGCTTAGATGGAACATCTTTAGCCTGTTCATTCGTTACAGGCTTGGTTGCGCAACCAGCAAGCATAATAATCGCAATCATTGGTAATATTTTAATCACATCCCTATTCCCTTCAGCAAAAGATGAGAACAATCCTACCAGCAGATAAGCACATGGCAACGGTAGAATTAGGATTTTGTGGTGAAAGTTAAATAGAATGAAGCTTATCTTTGTGGCGTAAAATCTTCATGGTTCGCTCAATCCAGTAACCGCCATAAGGCACCCGCTGACTGAGGTGTCCGTATAGATGGTGAAGCAGCATGTTGCCTTCCAGCAATATCCCGGCGTGATTCCACTTATTCGACTGCACCTGCATGATCACCACATCGCCCGACTGCGGCGCGTCGGTGAACTCACGAAACCCGCATTCGAACCAGTTATCCTGATAAAGGTTGTCAGGGTATTGATCTTCCCACCAGGCATAATCGACGCGGTAATCCGCCAGCTCTATACCGTAGGTCTGACGGTAGTAACTCATCACCAGACCCCAGCAGTCGTAAACGCCGAGCACAAAGGGACGTTCCAGCAGCGGAATTTCACCGCGCGGCATGATGGTGCGTAAATCTGCCTCCGGCCAGCTGACGATATGCCAGGGCAGCGCCGTCACATCACACTGCGCCTTGTCCAGTTCGCTCGGCTGGGTGGTTGCGTCGGGATGGCTGTGCACGATGGCGGTCACCGTTCCCCAGTCTTCCGCTGCGGCGTAATCCTCCGGCGAGAGGTGAAAATGTTCTGTTGGTTCGGTAGCGAGATTGCGACACGGGAAATACTTCTCAACCCTGCTTTTCTGCGCCACCACCCCGCAGCACTCGCGCGGATATTCCGCTTCGGCGTGGGCCATGATGGCCGCAATGGTCTTTTTGCGCATATCAGCTCCGGATTAGCGATGTACCGGGGAAGCCGCCGAACGAAAGCTCGTTACCGTCACCGAACCGCAGTTTGCACGCGGTCAGTGTACCGTTGCATTCATCGCGGGACGGGTCGTCCACCGGGTTGTTATTTTTATCGAAGTAGCGCGTCCCGGCGTAATCGCAGCCATCGCCGGTGCGGTACTTATTGCGGATGCACCAGGTGCACAGGGAATGAAGCTGGCGCGTCGGGATCATCAGTCCCTGCAAATCCATCGGGCTCGATAATGCAAACTCCACCACTTCGTTAGTTTCAGAGGTTTTCGCGTCGATATACCAGACCTGCAGTTTTTCCTGCGTGGCATCTGCGGTCGGGTTTCCGCCGGGAAAGTTTCGCGCATCAAGGTACTGCGCCAGCGTGTCGTGAATCGTCACTTTAGCCTGCAGCAGGTCGTCATACGCCAGGCACAGCGCGGTGATCGAGCCGTCCAGGTTGGCAACCGATAATTTCGGCTGTGCGCTGCTGCCGCTGGTTGACGCCTCAAGACCTTCAATCTGGCACGGCCAGGCTTTATATTCCTGCCCCTGCCACCAGATGCTTTTGGCCGGTAGCTTTGATTCATCACCCCCTGCGGCCACGAGCTCCGCTTCTGTATACGGAACATTGTGGCTGTGGAAACGCAGCACCTCCCCGGTACCGAACGCCGTGCCGTCGACAGAAAAAAGCCGGACTGCATTGCCCGGCTCAAGTTTCTGGTAATCACTGTTTAAGCTCATGGTTTATAAGCCTGCTCAAAGGTTGCGGAAAGATTAAACAGCCCGGCACCAAGCGGCGTGGGTGTGTAAGTATCACAGCGGTAAAGCCCCAGCGGCTCAAGCGGCGGACGCCACTGAAACGACTTCACGCCCTGATGCCGATCGAGAAAGGCTTTAATCGCCGCGATGTACGTTTCTGTCCCGGTAAACTGAAGATTCCACTTTTGCGATCGTGGATTAATCCCGTCACCTGATACCTGTTCGTATCCGTCACCAAACTTCGCAGTACGGCGGCGGAACGTTACTTCTTGCTCAGCGTTGATGCGCGGGCACCAGCTGAACGTTTCTATAGCCATCAGCGGCCTCCTTTGGCCATATTCCAGACTGCACCGCCCGGCGAAATGTCCCGGCTAATCAACTCGCGGTAGCGTCGATCGACATAATTACCCACCTCACGCCCGAACTGTTCATAGCCGCCTGTCGCCTGGCTTTGCGTGTTTCCGTTGCCGTCAATATGGATAGTGACCTGTGGCGCGCCACCGCCCGGCGCAACACTACCACTTCCCACAGCACGCACACCAAGCGAACCATCGGCGGCGCGGGTCAGCGGCATAATTGCCTCCGGCCCTGCCTCCCCCATCAGTCCGGCACCTTTGGCGAACGCAAACAGCGTCGGAGAACTGACAATGGAATTACTGTACTGGCTGAGATCGGCGGAAGAGTAAACACCGCCTCTGGCGTTGAATTGAAGGGTTGAGCCGTAGGACTGAAGCGCGGTACCGGAGCTGGCCGAGGATGCCGCGCCGCCAAACAGTGAACCGATGGAACTGGCCGCGTTTGCGATCATCATGTTCACCATCACCTGTTCGATGATTTTCAGAACACTGATACCCCAGTCTTTCCAGCTCGCTTTGTTGCCGTTGAGCATGTCGACGATGTTACTGCTGATACCAGAGAGCGCGCTCTGCATGGCGTCAGCCGCCAGCGTTGCATAGTTCGTGGAGTCATCCACCCAGTCGGCGAGCCCGTCCCGCGCGCCGGTTACCCAGTCGGCCTGTAGCGCATCAATTTGTTTGTAGTAATTCTCCTGGATCTCCAGCCTTTCAGCTTGCGCATCTTTTAAAGCCTGCGTTTCGCGATCATAAACCGTCTGGCTGATATCACCGGCCTGATATTGCTTTTGCAGCTCCCGCTGCTGGTCAAGGTAGTCGCGCTCAATACCCAACCGTTCCCTGAGCCGCTCACGCTGCCTGTTGCCGAGTCCGGCACCCTGAATATCCACGCTCAAATCCGCGCGGGCATTATCGTTCTGCGCCTGCAGGCCAGCGACGAATGCCGCCACCTTCGTGTTTTCTTCATTAGCTTTTTTCAGCTGGTTGAGGCGATCCACTTCCTGCGCCAATTGCTGAAGCCGGACTTTTTGGGCGTCATTAATTCCGGTGAGTTTTCCCTCCGCCAGATCGAACTGAAGTTTCTGTTGCTCGGTCACCTCCGCCGTTTTTTTGCCGGTGGTGTCGATAAGCGCAATCTGGCGCAGGTAGCCCAGCTCCATGGATTTGAACGCGCTTTCCAGCTTTTTGGCGCTGGCATCAGGCGTCACCTTGCCGTTGGACTCGCCCGGTGCAAGTGAGTAGTCGCCCGTTCCGGTAACGGGCAATATTGCTGAAGAAATGACAGGTGCCGCCCCGGCAATGGACTTCAGGCGCGTACGCTGCGCCAGCAATTCATTCAGCTCTTTCTGCTTCCCTTCCGTATCCATACCGATACGGTTTACGCCCGCCAGGAAGCCTTTGTCGTTAAGGTCAGCCTCAAGATTTCTGATCCGCCGCTCAACCTCAAACAGCGAGGCATTAGCGGAGAGCTTTTGCCCGCCCTGGTAATTATCAATAAGGCTGCCCAGCGCTGACGCCGCTTTACCCAGCCATCCAACAAGAGAGGCAATACCACCGACCATTTCCGCCAGGCCCTGAAGCACTTTGGGATCGGTGAAGACTGCCCGCAGATCTCCCAGCCCGGCCTGTAGCGGGGAAAGGTCCACGCGTGCCAGTCCTGTGGCAATTTCCAGCTTCAGTCCCTGCGCCTGTGTCTCCATGTCCTCAAAAAGGGAGTTAACCTTGACCAGGTCATCGATGGATTTCGGATCCGGCGCGACGCCGTATTCCCGTGACAGCCTGAGAAACTGCTGAAGCTTCTGGCTGTTGTTATCAAAAAGCGGCAGAAGTTTTGAAAGGTCATTGCCCAGGCTTTCAAGGATGGTGATCTTCTCAGCGTTGGTACCCACTTTTTCCAGCGCACCGGCGATCGCCAGTAACTGTTTATCAGGCGTTTCCGTGGAAAGCTTCTTCGCAGAAAGACCCAGCGCATTCAGCGCATCAACGGCTTCGCCCGACTGGTTAAGTACCGCATCACCAATTTTGTCGCCAATGTCCTTAAAGATATCCGCCATCTGCTCACCTGACACGCCCGCTTTCTGTGAGGCGAACTGCCAGGCCAGCAGGTCCTGGGTGGACATACGCAGGGATTTTGCGAGCCGGTCAGTTTCAGCGATCTGCTTTGAGGTGGTTTTTAACAGGTTGATACCCGCCACGCCTGCAGATACTGCCGCCGCTGCGGCGATGGCCGCCATTGACCCCAGCGCGGCACCGGCAAGCCGGACATCCTGCTGTACCCGGCGGCGCCAGCTTTCGGACTGACGCTCCGCGCGGTTAAGTCCTGCGGCAAAGCCACCGATATTGGCAATCAGGTCAATGGTCAGGGTTCCAAGCGATCTGGCTGCCATAATTTATCTCCGGGCATAAAAAAACCCGCTATAAGCGGGCAGGTATTATTAAACACAAAATATATTATTCAACGCTGGTTGTACGAGGAGTTCTATTTTGATTTGTCGAGCTATCAAAATTCATTTTGCTTACAAAAGTTATAAGCGCAATTATTGCGACAAAAATAATAAGAATCATCATACAGCCTGAAGGCCCTTTGACTCTTAACTTAAATGGAGCACCACATTTAGGGCATATATCAGCTTTATTTGATACCTTCTCTCCACATTCTTTACATTTAATCAATGCCATAGATTGCTTCCTCAGAAATATTCCCTGAAAGAATACCAAATAATGACATGGCTATAAATTGACAATCCAATATTAGTACCAGGTCCGCATGGCCTCATCAAGCGTGACGGGGCCAGTGGTGGTCGGTGTTTTCGTAAAGTGCAGGGTAAAATCCGTGACGCTGAAAGGCGGCGTATCTTTGCCCCGGTTCACGTTGGCAATGGTGCTGGAGACCAGCCCGGCGGCCCATTCCGTACGTAGCATCGGGTTAAGGCTCCCGTAACGCTCACGGTATTTCACCCAGATCTGGAATTCCCGGAAACTCAGGACTTCCTGAGCCTGCGCGATGGTTTGCCCGCCGATACCGTTGAGGACGAGCTCGCACCAGAATTCATCGTCGGCGCTGAGTTCATCTTTCCCAGATCGTTAACCTCCTGGATAGCCACCAGCAGGGCAATGGTCAGCGCGCCATCCAGCGCGCCGCGCTCCGGGTCCGCCTCACCGGTAATATCCGCTGGCGTGAATACCGGCTTGCCGTTCTCATCGCAGACGGATGCGGCGATCCGCCCCGCCACACCATCCACGCGCCCGTTTGCCGCCATCACGTCCGTCATGGCCGAGTGGTAGCCCAGCGGGCGGATATAGACAGTGGCGCTGAATTCTTCTTCGCCCTGCCGCCAGGTAATTTCTTTTTCCACCGGGCGGCCGGTGAATGCCCCGGCCTCTTTCAGTGAATCGAGTGTCAGTTTCATTAATCGCTCGCTTTAGGTACCCAGACCGACGCGCCGGAACGCTGGATGGTGGCGGAAGTAGTCACCACCGTATTGGCGGAGAAGTCGAAGGGGAAGTCAGAGACATAGCCACGGAAAACAAACCAGGTGCGGCTGTCCGGCAGCGTCAGGCCATCCACTGCGCCCGCTGCCCCCTGCGCGGCTGCCGTCGGTGATGCAGTCCCGTCAGACCAGCCCACGGCGAACGTCAGCTCTTCGTGGTCGTCTGAGTTTGCCAGGTTGTGCAGCATGATGTGGCTGGCGTTTTCCGGGTCTGCATTCAGTCCCACCGTGGCCTGGCCGGGCGTGCGCAGGCCGACCTTATAGGTTCGGCTGTTCCGCTCGGAAAGACAGGTGTCTTCAATCTGATCCGCCGGGTTTCCGCCCGGTGAAAAACTGGTGATACATTCGATTTCACTTACCGCGCCCTGGGCGAGCACAAAAAACTGAGTGCCTTGCGTCAGTACAGACATGGGTTTCTCCGTGCATAAAAAAACCGGCACAGGGCCGGTATTGTGGGGTTATCGCTTCACTATCCAGTCGACATCGAAGGAGTAGCGGTAGCGCCTGGTTTCGGGGTCTCTTTCCTGTCCGCCCCAGCGCGTGATATGCGCGTGTGGCTCAATGGCATCCCGCAGCGCGGTGGCCACGGCAATCACTTCATCCGGGGTATTTGCCCAGGCATCAACCTGTAGCGCCCAGGTATCCGCATCCGGGCGCTGGCCGAGATAGTTCTCCGGCGCGCCGCTCACGTTCTGCCAGACGACATAGGGGTAGATGACGTTATCGTCCTGCTGCCCGAACGGGTAAAGCCGCACCGGCGAATCGCCAATCAGCGCCCGTACCGCCGGACTGGATGCACAGACGGAAAACAGAGGTGCAATCACGATCCGCCTCCGTTTCGCCGCGCACGCCGCAGCGCCCGGTCGATGCTTTTTTCATATTCGGTGGTGAACGTGGCGATCACCTCCTGCATGCGTGATGTTGCCGCTGCGCGTACCAGGGGCTTCGGCGACATTTTTTCGGTACCAAACTCCAGCAGACGCCAGTGCGGCGTGGGTGCATCCGCAGCGAGGCTGGGATTCTTTTTAAGCTTCGCGCCCTGCAGGATGCCTATTCTGAAGCCGGGGTTACCGGTCTGTTTAAACAGCCTGCCGTTCCAGCGCAGCGCCGCGTTATCCGCAATGCTTCGGGCCGTTTGCGGATCATCAAGGCGCAGGGCATTGGCCTTAATCTGGTTCACAATAACGTTACCGGCCTTGCGAAGCGCCGCGCGCCCGCCCTTTCGCTTCAGGTCGTAATTCACCTCGTTGAGCTTCTGCTTCAGCGACTCAATACCGGTGATCTGAACTTCAATACCGTCAGCCATCGTTTATCCCCCGTGAGCATGGCAGGGTCAGGTATTCCCGGCCGCTTTTGTCATCCTCCAGCACACCGGTGATGTCGTAGATCCGCCCGCGATGTACGATACGGTGTTTATCCGTGACATCATCACGCCAGCGGATGGTGATGCGCGTGGTGACTTCATTCTGCCCGGCCTGCGCCGCCACAAAGTCACGCGCTGAAAGGTCGGTGACATTCGCCCACAGCTCAGCCACATCCGCCCAGCCGTTGACGATCGCGCCGGTGGTCGGGCTCTGCGTTTTAACAGGCTTCTGCAGTGTCACCCGCTTGTTCAGTTTTCCTGCCTGCATGGTTACCCCCGGGGCTTTCCGCTCAGATAGGTCTGCGGCATTACCCCGTCGTCACCCTCATCATCGACCATCGACTGGTAAATCACGGCGACCAGGGCTTCATTTGACTCCGCCAGACGATTTATCGCGGCGGTCTGTTCCATCTGCGCTTTCGCCTGTGCCTCCAGCGCTTTCAGCAGTTCGTTTACCTGTTGCTCGTTCATAGGCAATAGCCATCCATTTTTTCAGCCACTCGCGGCGGCGTTCGCAACCTGAGCAGGCCATCAGTGCCACCGCCGGTGTCGTATCAGCAGCGCTTCAACACCCAGGGGTGTTTCCGTAAGGCTTGGGGCAGCTGCTTCGCGGTTGGCGTACCAGTGACCAATAAGGAGGAGCATTGCCGCCCATATGCCGGAAGTAAAAAGAACCTCACGGGGAGGTTCAGAATCTTCAGAAACGGGTGTCAGCGATTCCACCAGTGCGCCGTCGCAAAACTTTTCGACATAATCGACAGCCGCAGCGGTATAGGCCGCAATAAGCGCATCTTCAGTGTTGCCATCAACCCTCAGGTGCGTTTTTATCAGCGTCATCTGTTCCGCGCTTATTTCCACTTTTGCCCCCTGTTTTGGCTCTGGACGGAGGAACTTCGGCTTTTGCCGGTTCGGTTTTTTCCGGCCCGACTTCTTCTGCCAGATGCAGTTTCACCAGCGCTTCGCCGATTTCTTTCTTCACCACGCGGGTTTCGCCCTGGGATACCGTCCCCAGGTGATAATGCGAGAACATACGGAGAGCTTTAATTTTCATGCGTTAAACGCGGCCATTGCTGACCGCGCCCTTCTGTTATTCGCCGGAGGAAACCGCAATGTCACCGGTGACGATGGCTGCGGGACGGTAGTGCGCCAGCGCCAGGCGCTCTTCGCACAGGATGGTCAGCATGTTTTTCACGAAGTTATCGCGATCCTGGTTGCTGATCTCAATGGTGGCATCCATGCGATCCCACACCTGAGACGCCAGGCCAAACGCGCCAACGGTGAATTTGCCTGCCGTCTGCGCCGTGGTCGACACCACCGGCAGACCCCAGAGCACTTTCGAGGCAAACGCCTGCGGGCCGCCAAGAATGTAGTTCCCGTTAGCATCTTTCAGCAGCGCGATGCGGTGCCAGTCCGCCGGGTTCAGAATGATGCCGTCGGCTTCGAACTCACTCAGCGATACCTGATAGATGGCATGCGCCAGAACATCAGCACCGGTATCCCCGGTCGCGTTGAGTGCAGTTTCGTAGTCGTTCGCCACCACGTTCAGCCCCTGCAGGTTATCGCCGGTGCCATCCCCGTTCAGCATCTGGTTCTCTTCCACCAGCGCCAGACCGTACATCATGCGGGAGTTGATGTAGGACTGCAGCGCCGGGGCATCATCCATGATCTGGCGCGATGCCTGGATCCAGTGAGCGATGGTCTTTACGTTCGCCGTTTCTTTGGTGAACGTGATGTTGCTCTCTGGTTTCAGGGTGCTTTCAGCAACCGGCGCGGCAGCGTTGGTGAACACATTCTCGCGAACATATTCCAGCGCGTTACTGGTGATGCGCCCCTGCGCCAGCAGGTCACGCACGGTCAGACGGCGCAGGCCCGGCATCAGGATGCCCGGTTGCTGCTGGGGCAGAACCAGTGCGCCGGCGGAGTTGGCGCCAGACCCGATCGCTTTATCAAAGCTGGTGACTTTTGCTTTGGTGCGGGAACCGTCCCAGCCTTTCATCAGGTCTTCGGACACGCGCTCTGCAAAGGACTTCTGTGCAGTCTGCTCGGGTGAGTTGCCAGCCAGCTTCTGCTCAAGATCAAACAGCCGGGTGCCGGTGGTCTTAAGTTCGTCCTGGGCTTTTGCCAAATCGGCCTGAAGCTGCTTGTTGATTTCACCGTTCTGGTTGATGGATTTACGCTGTTCTTCGATGAGCTCCTTAACTTCTTTCTGGGAGTTCTCGATCGCTTTTTCCAGTACAGATAATTCAGACATGTGTTACTCCGTTAAGGCGTCCGCAGGTTAGCGGCAAATGAGGTAATGCGCTGTGCCAGCGCGTCAATGTCGCCGCTGCCGAACTCGCTTCGGCCTGCGGACTTAACACGGGCGATAAACGCCTGTGCTTCAGAGCGTGAAAGCCCGACTGAATCCCTCAGCCAGGCTTCTGCGTCACGAATGGTTTTAATGCCGTCGATACTCTTCATGGCGGTTACACCCGCCAGCTCGTTGGCCGGGAAAGTGCAGACACTGATTTCCCGCAGGTAAGAAATGTTTTTGAAGATGAGGCCGGACGAGCCGACGGTGTAATCATCGGGCCCGACGGAAAATCCCACCGACATGCCTTCGACAGTGCCGTGCTGCATGGCGGCCTTCAGGTCCTCGGCCAGGCTTAGCCCGGGGGTGAGTTGCCCCCGAACAAAAAGCCCCTTCTCGTCTTCGTGCATGGCATCCCACTTTCCGACCGGAATGGCTCGCGTCTGGTGGTTAAAGAACATCGCCACCTTGCGGCTCTGGTTAGTCACCACACCCGCGAAAGCGCCGGGCAAAATAATGTCGCCATCGGCGTCGGTGTTATTGAACACCGAGGCATACCCTTCAAACGTGCCTTTGCTGCCATCGCCGGTAAACTTGATTTCGGTCTGGTCGAATGCCAGCGTCTTATGAATATCAGGCATTGAAGCCCCCATAAAAATTAAGCCCCTCCAGTGAGGGGCCTTGTGTTTGTTCCGAGGTCGGTAATGGGTATGTTCTGCGACTGGCGTGTCGCAACGTCACCACCGGGTAGCGGCGGAAGGTTATCGAGTCTGCGTACTTCATTAACAGTGCGTATGCCGGTGTTAACCATGATTTGCATAAACGATGCCCGGCTTGTGGAGTCGCCCCGCAGCAGCCCGTCAAGGTTATGCTCAGCGTGAATAACGCCCTGCTCAGACTCTTTTACCAGCCAGCGCTCTATGCTGTACTCCCACCGGTCAAGGTAGGGCTTAAGGGTGTACTGAAGAAAACCGAGATTTTGATGCTCAATCCCCGAGCCCCAGGATGTTGTTTTATCCACATCGCCAACCAGGTGCGGCGGTACACCGTAGAACCGGGCCAGCTCAGCGACCTGAAACTTTCGTGCGGCCAGGATTTCCGAGTCCTGAGGAGAAACGCCAATAGCCTGAGTTGTAAAACCGCTCTCAAGGATCCACAGTCGTTTTTTAACCGGTCCGCCCGCAATCTCTTTGAAGTTTTCCTCGAGCTGCCCGCGCTGCTCTTTGGTCAGCACCTTGCCGTCTGTCATCAGTATCTGCGGGGATTTCGCGCCGTTGGCGAAGAATTCGCGCTGGTTGTCTTCCATAGCGATAGCAACACCCGCAGACTTCGCGCTGAACGCCAGTGGGGAGAGTCCGGTCAGGCCGTTAAAACCAAACCCCTTGAGATGAAAGATTTCTTTCTGCGAAAAGTTGGCATATTCAGTATCCCGCCGGTACCGATAGATAATGTTTTTACCGTTTTCGCTGAGCCTCACCTCCATGTTGGCGCTCATGAGTGGAACCATACTGATCACATCGCCGACGCCGTTGCGCTCTACATGCGCATAAGCATTTCCGTAGGCACAAAGCTGCATGGTCATGGCCTCGCGAAACTCCAGCGCGGTCATGAAGTTATTTGGCCGGAATCGCAGCAGTTTTGCCAGGGGATGGGTGCCAGGTACCTTGCTGCGCTGATCGTCTTTGGTCTGGTAAACATCAAGGGGCAATGATGCGGTAACGGTCGAGATGAGCCTGATACAGGCCCACACCGTACTGATTTGCATGTTGCGCTCATCAGTGACAACGGAATCACCAACCACACCGTGCGCAGAGGTGCCCGCCATCTGAGAGCCCTTATCCGGCGTGACCAGCCGTCCGCCGGTCAGGATAGAGGCCATGCGCGCCCAGAATGGCGATCGTGTCCGCAGGTCAATGCTGTAATCGGTATCTGCCATTTTTACACGCTCAAAAAGTTGTAAATGAAATCGTTAACGTCGCCCGGATCCTCCACCTCATCACTGGTCTGCGCCCCGATGGACATCGCCAGCGCGACCATGCCATCGATACGCCCGCTGGATTTACCCTTCACAAATTTCCGGTTCCCGGCGGGGTCAGTAATAACCGTGGCGTTTTTGGCGCACATTTCGAGGATGGGGTGATTACCGTGCTTCAGTTGCGCGCCGAGTAGTCTGGCTTCCAGCTCCCTTAGTGCAGGGGACATGGAGACAAAACCCTGTCCGAACTCCACAAAACGCTCGAGCTCCGCCTCAGTGAAACCGGCGTCGATAAGATGCTGACGAAGGAAGCGCATGTTGTAGCGGTCGAACGCCAGTACCCTGACGTTACAGATATCAAAAACGCGCCGCAGCTCCCGGGCAATAAAGGCATACTCAATGGCTTTGCCGGGTGTCGTGTTCAGCCAGCCCTGCCTGGCCCATATGTCATAAGGCACGCGATCGTTACGTGCCTTATCCGCCAGCCCTTCCTCAGGTAGCCAGAACTTACAGTGCACATCGCCCTGGGTTGTATTAAGCACCAGCGCTGTCAGGTCCGACACACTGGAAAGGTCCAGCCCGCCCCAAACGGTAGCGCCCGCCAGTTCGCCGGGTTCCTCTTTGTTCATGTGCCAAACGGTCTGGCTCACGAACGGGCTTTTCGCCTCCACCCGGCGGTTAAGCACCAGGTTCTCAAACTCAGCCTGGCGGGATGGTAGTCGCTTCGCGCTGGCGGCCATGTCCAGTACTTCTTTCTGGTTCATGAACACGTCAAACGCCGGGTTCGCCAGTCGGATGGCTTCCACTGAAAACGGATCGATATCTTCCGGCGCGGTCTGCAGCCTGACCACTGTGCGCGGATCAGCACCAGTCAGTCCGTCGTCAATCAACAGGCTCAGCAGATCGCTGGCATCCGGTGCCTGTGTACTGATAATCACAGAGATCGGGTTTTCCTGAGCCGCAGTTGCTGTCTCCAGCGCCTCATAAAGCGCATCACGCGGCCCCCGCACCTGACCCAGCTCATCGTGGGCGACAAATCGCGGCGAGAAACCGTAGGCCGTGGTGGCTTCCGCACTTAGCGCGCGGTAATACGACCCCAGCTCCGGACAATGGATTTCCTTCGCAGAATCCTTGATCGCGACGTACTGCATCAGTACCGGATTCATCCGGCACATTTTTGAAGCCAGGTTAAACAGGATTGCAGCCTGATCGCGTGAACGTGCTGCTGAATAAAGCTGCGAGTTAGGTGCCGCTTCCGGCCCGACCAGGTAAAGCAGCATCAGCATGGCGGTTTCCACCGTCTTGGCATTCTTTCGCCCCCTGCTGATAATCGCGCGGCGGGTGCCATGCTTGTTGTCAAAGATGGCCCTGAAATCGTCCTTCATGAATGGGGCCATCTTCAGCCGCTGCCCAACGAACTTGCCTTCAGGGATCAGGATGTTCTGCTCACACCAACGGATGTTTCGTTCAGCCCGCGTAAGGGTCTTTTTAACCATCAGTTAAGCCTTAATCAATTTCCCAGGGCTTCTTCTCCCGCGCCAGGTTGTTATGTGCCCGTCCCACTGTTTTCGGGTCGGCAGTAGCCTGGCGGGTGATCCGCAGGCGGGTTGCAAGAGAAGACGCTGAACGTACCTCGCGTTCCCGCATCGTCAGTAACTTGTCGTAGCGCTTCAGGCCATCATCACGGGCCAGCCATTCAAGCTCAAATTCCTCGATCTGGGTGGTGAGCAGCCGTACCTGCACCACATGACGGCAGTACATTTCCAGCATGTCGCGGTGCGTTTCGGTGAAAGAGCTGGCCGGGTTGTCGTTAACCAGCCTTACCCAGACATTGATCTCCGGGTCGCTGAGGTGCAGCGACGGCTGCAGCCTGCTTTCAGCCAGAGCCGGAAGCGAGACAGCCGACGTCGCGGCCAGAGATTTTCTGCCTCGCTGAGCCATCATTTTTCCTTTTTTTCTGGACGTTTTTAAAATGAAACGGGGGAGCGCGGTCTTTAAGATTTTGCCGCCAGAGTTTTGCCCCTCCCCCCCCTGCCAGCGCCTGTTTGATTTCGGTTACCAGATCACACGGCCTTCGTTGTCGAATTCGGTGACCGTTCCGCCCTTCTCCATCCGTTGTTTCACTGAGTCGTGACAACGTTTGCACAGTGACTGAAGGTTATCCGGGTCATGAAACAGTGCCTCGTCTCCCTTATGCGGGGTGACGTGGTCAACCACAGTTGCAGCTATTACCTGATTGCGTCTGAGGTGGAACTCGCAGAGAGGTTGCTTCTGAAGCTGGTGATAGCGGAGACGGTACCACCGCTTAGAGTTATAGAGGTGGTGCCAGGGTGAATTAGAAGCCATACAACTACTTCCGAAAATGCAGCAACCCGCCAGGCTGCAGTGCGTTGCGGATAGTATCGTTTAGCGCCTGATCAATTCCCTTCTGAAGGCTAATCACAGTTGAAGCGTGGGCAGCTGATTGCGCATTCACTTGTTCCACCAGCGACTGGAATACTTCACTGTTGCGCACTGCATCAATAACGGCTTCACGCATATCATCAGATAGACGGTATTTGGTATCACTACTGTCTACAGCCTGCTTAGCCGAAATCACGGCAGGGCCGGGGAAGCCGCCAAACGGAAGAGGATCACCTTGAAACCTATAGGCTGCATTCTTAAATGACACTGGATCATGCTCATCATCTGCTTTCATCAGGCAGTCGTCCGACTTGCTTTTAAGGTGGTCGGACACGATTGCTGCGCCGATTTTGGCGTTAGTAATAGTGCCGTCCTGAATAGACGCATCACTGATGAATACCTTACCCATCTGCACTCGAAGGGTCCCATCGCCGTCGCGAACCGTGAGCATGCCATTGGTCATGTCCATAGTGGCGCGTTTTCGTGTGCGCTTATCCTTCACACGCAATTGACCGGGGAAATATTCAGGGTAGCCGCTAACTTTAATACGGCGGCCTTTGAGGTCGTACTCAGCAGAACCAGCAGGGCTTTTGATGATCATGCCGTGGTCAGCCTGGACGATGCGCATGCCCAGCATCGCCTGCTGTAGCGATAAATATTTCATGTGGTAGTTCCTTTTAGACGTGAGCCTGTCGCACGGCAAAGCCGCCGAAAGTTAACGGTTTGCCCAGGCTCACAGCTGAAAGACTTTCTAATGTGCGCGTGCGATGCGCAATAAAAAAGCCACCAGCGGATGCGGGTGGCTCAAAGTATTATGTCTGACTGATGAAGACTAAGAGATAAACTCGTCGCTACCAAGCCTGTGGGAGCCGTAGCGAGCCTCATAGCCTCCACCCAACATCCCTGCTTTAGTCTCTGCAACGTCTTTCGTCGCATAAACACCTGCAAGGTGCCATGGGGCATTACGAACTACACCCCAGCCTTTAACCCAGCCGTCATTATTAATATCAGGTTTCAATCCTTCTGCAACAAACATATATGCCTCCTTTGGGTGCCCAGAGGCATACTATTGAAAGCAGGCGATGAAATAAATGTTAGCCGTCAAGGCTTGCGGTAATACTTAGATGATGAAGGTCTGGTCGGTTGTGCTCAATAACAATATCACCCGCCCCAGCTTTCACATCATAGCTGCGGCTGTAAGGTGCAGTGCTCTTACCCGACACGGTGTCTTCAATCAGCACTATTCCTGATTGAATAGCCTTAAAATTTACATCCGTCCCGTAAACAATCCCTTCTTTCCACTCTTCGAGACGCGTCAGCGTAACAGTTAGCTTTGCCATAATCCCTCCTATGTTAAGCATTATCACAGGCACTCAATGAATGCCTGCTGTAATGCTCATTCCTCAGTTATTAAAAAGCCCCGCGATTGCGAGGCCAAATTGAGAGAAATAGAAAACCGCCCACAGGCAGTCTTTTAATTATTTCCCCAGGTTTTCTATAAACCTTTCGCAAGCAGATTGTGCATCATCAATGCTTTTGACCTGGGGAAATCCATAACCGTTCTGATGCACCATCCAACGACCATCACCGTTACGGTATTGAATATCAGCTGAGTAGTATTCATTCTTCAGATAAATTTCGAACTTAAACGGCCCATGCCTCTCGTGTTCAATGACGATAGTTTTCAACAGCGTGCTTATAGCCATAAAATTATCCTGCTAGTCAACGGAATTAGCAGCATACCACTATGCTCTTTACGATGGTTATTGCCTTCACTTAACCGTTTTATACCAGGCCTGCCAACGGTACTTATCCAGCCGCAACTGGCGTACGCAACCGGCGGTTTCTACATCAGCCTGCAAATCCTCATCGCTGTTTGCCCCGGCATTACTTGCTTTGCACGGTTCCTGCATCAAATCCGCTGATGGAGTTGGCAGCGTTGATGGCACGCTGGCGCAGCCGCACAGACTCATCGTCAAAATCACACTTGGTACGATCCGGAGACTGAACATATTTCACCACGTCGCGGTAAATGGTTCGGTAGATGACTTTCCCTTCTGCGGTGGCCGCAGCGGCTTTCTTCTCTACCGGCTGGATGGACTTCTCGGCCTTTTCTTTTTTGGCTGCAGCCAGCGCGTTGATATGGTCGGCGTGCGAATTCCAGCCAGAACGCCATGCCGATAAAGCTGTGACCACCAGCATTATGAGAAAGACACCGACGATACAGGCTATCGCCTTAATACGCGTCATGACTTCGACTCCACAACGAAACCACCAGCCTCCCGGAATTTCTTCAGAAGGTCTTCTACTTTGTGCTCATATTGCCCATAACCTGCGCCCGGGAGTGATGCCCAGATATTGCTGCAACGGTCAATCGCCTGGCGGATATTGCCGCTGTCGATCAGCTTCAGCGCACGACGCTCTTTGATCTGCTGGAGCGCCACAGCGTCCTGGCTGGCCGGTGAGAAGTCTTTCAGACCAAGTTGCTTGCGGTATGCATCCCAGTAGCGGGATAACAGTTGATAGCGCCCGGCGGCGGTGGATTTAATCTTCAGTCGCGGCAGGTCTACCAGCTTTCGGGGATGATCGGCGTAGCTTGTAAACAGCGTTCCGCCCACAATGACGTTGTAACCGTTGTCCGAAGCTTTCAAAAGCCTATCGCCGATTTCAGACCATGCCAGCATGTCGAGAAACGCTTTTCGCTGAGGGTTGATTGTCTGCATTACTCAGGCCTCAGTACGTGGAAAATTCGCGCGACGTTGCCCCGGGCGCGGAACACGGCGGCGCAGATAATCAGGTTGATTGTCACAGTTGCCCAGTGGGTATGCAGGTAGGAGTCAAACAGGTACCGGAACGGCACCGACGCATACGCCAGAATTATCAGGTAGGCCAGCCAGGACGCCCATGGGTTATGTCGCCCGCCTGGCTTACGGAACATCATCAGGCGCAGAACAATGGCGGCACAAGCCACAACGTTGGTCAGCACCAGCGGATCGTTAGTTACCATTGGTTCCCCCTCTCCAGCGTGCCAGCAGCTTTAGCGGGTCCTGTTCACTGAAAAAAGTCAGTGTCTTGATTGCCACGGCAGATAGGATCACCGCGCCGAGCGCGTCTAATGGCTTGTCTGCGTAGCCAGTTATGCTCGCCAGCCACGAACCCACCAGCCCGGAGCCATAGACACCAGCGAAATACGACACGACGAAATACGCGGAGCGGCGAAATATCGTCAGGTCGGCGGCGGTGGCCACGTAGAACACGGCCCCGGCAAACGCCCCGAACACAACGCCGTAATCAGTGCCGGTAAGCAGTCCATAAATACTCGCGCCGGTCAGCGCACTGCCGGCAGCCGCGGTACCGGAAAAAGGTTCGGACATCAAGCCCCCTCGTTAGTGGTGAGTCCTCTCAGAAATGAGGGGAAATAAAAAAGGCCCGCCGAAGCGAGCCAGGTGCTAAATAAAAAAGCCCCGCGTTGAGCGAGGCCATGCTGCCTGTTCGGCAGTGAAATAAAATCCAAAGTACATTTTTCTAAGCTGCCTGTTCGGCAGTGAACAAAATATAGATCAACCGAGATCGGGAAGTACAGCGATTTCCGACCTGCGCCCGCCGCGACTTAATGTACGCTTTGAACTCCAGATTTTACCGTCATAAATTACCCAGCCCAATTTTTTCCACTCGCTGATTTTGCTTGGCGTGACATTTAATGCCGCGGCAAAATCTTTGTGACTGCCGTTGTAATAGATGCTGATATATCGCTCGATTTCCATTACTTCAGATGAGTAAGTCACTACATCACTTTCCTGCTGATTCAGTTTCTTCAGCTCGTCTTTTGTGACAACGATTCGCTCATCACACACAAGTGTTGCCAGTGCATCTACTGTTCCACGGCTTGCGCCCTTCCTCATATTTTCCACAGCGGAAACAGAAGCGCGGTAACAGTTCCCTAACTCCTCTTCGCCTTTATCAACAACGAAGTCAGAAAGAGCGCCGAATGCGATGCGTTTATCACTGAGCTGTATGTCGTGCTTAGCCAGCTCGCTCACCACTTCATCACTGACCTCTTCAGGCTCAACTGGCGCGTCTTCCGGCAGCAAATCTTTTACTTTATCGCCGTACACAGCACGAAGAATATCTTTCGCGGTGCGCCCATTCAGCATGTCCAGCGCGATAGCTGACTTCTGCTTATCCGTGGGCTTACGGTAGCCAGTCATGCCTTTGATTGTTTCAATAATGCTGGCAGTTTTTTCATCGCAATTTGCGAGAGCAAACTCCATCATTTCAGGCTCAAGACACCAGTGCTTGATAAAGCTATATTCACCGCTTTCCGGGTTGTTTTCGATGAACTTTTCGTAGGATTCAACTGCGAATTCGTGATGCATTTTTTATACTCCATCGCGTTTTGATGACAGTATAATTACCGATTTTCGGTAATGGGTCAAATGGGTTTTCCGATTATCGGTAATTCATCACAAAATAAAAACGCCCGGGCAACCGGCCAATCAGACTCTGGTCAATGAGCCGAATAGTCGGTGCATTCGGCTCACATAATGATTCGAATATCAGGTGGGTTTGTTGCCGGTTACTGTTCCGGCGCAGCCAGCAGTGGCTGCGACTAGAATCCAGAAAGCAAAAACCCCGCCGAAGCGAGGTTTATGAAATCTGTAGCTGCTTTTAGTCGCTGCCATCGCGGCGCAGCTCTGCCAAGCATGAACAACTTAACCAGTTTTCTGGCCCGTTTTCAACGTAACGCTAAAATCAGAGCATTTTTTGTTAAGTTAATCACATTTCCTCATCCATTCTGCGCCGCACTGACAGGAAGATCTTTGCCTTGAAAATTTCCAGACACCAGCGCACCCGTTTACGGGCCTCGCCGTTCGTCAGCCACGGCGCCACCGACTGTAATTCGCGCGCAATGTCGGAAATCTTGTTTCTCGTCGTGTAGAACTGCATACCCACCAGATAAACAGGATCATCAGACTTAAACGTCTGCAGCATCACCCCTTCGATAAAATCTGCATCATCGCGACGTTCGGTTTCCTCTATCAGCTCCCGGATTGATAGTGGCCCCCAGAGTATCGTTTTGGCACGAACAACACTTTGCGCCCCCCTGAACCCTTCCTGGCGAGCCTGCTCGATAGCAGCGGTAATCCGTGATAACTGCGTATCAGACCATTCAGCTTCTTTTGCCTGTGTCCAGAACCGGCTACAGTTCTCCAGCCGATACTGCGCTCTTGTTTTACCTCCGACACATTCCCCCCAGACCGTAAGAAGCGATGCTATCCAGGCAGACTGAATAGTCGTTAATGGTGTAAATTTCCCCAAATAACTTTTACGTGGCGCAACAGCAACAATGCCCAGACCCGCGCAATGCTGGCGGCGTTGACGTGGTGTCATTCTCTTTCTCCTTTACGCCAGAACGCCGAGCGCGAACGCCCGGTCCAGCAAACGAATAATCATCTCAGGCTGCGTGCCGTATTTGCGTTCAAACGCTTTAGGGTCGTTATGTAATTCGGTGTGATGTGTGCGGCATAGCGGGATCGTGAGGGAGTCATGTGCTTTTGTGCCCATTCCGCCCTGCCCCCAGCCTATAAGGTGATGAGCGTCGTCAGCCGGCAGGCCGCAGCACTCACATGGTTGTGTTTTCACCCAGCGGAGGAACTTTTTATTATGCCAGCGATATCGCTTAGGTCGCGCCATGGATGCCGCCGGAGGTTCTGGATCTATTGCGATATTTACCAGGGCCTTTGTCAGTTGCTGGTGGAGCGATTCACGCAGTACTTCCGCGCCAGCTGCTTTACGATGCATAACGCTTGCGGCCGCCACCTCCGGCTTGATATCGCTTTCCCGCGTAACGGACTGAATCAAAAGTGGTGGAAAGCCAAGGGCGCGGCGGGCGATGGTTTCAGGCAGTACATCGGTAAGCTCCATGCGGAATGCCCACCAGCACAATTCTGCGAGTGATAATTCGCGGTACTGATCGACGCGCAGCCGTTGACGAATCTGGTCGATAACCCATTCAATAACGTTGCGCTCAGCGATAGCCTGCAGCTGCCGAGTCGACTGGTCGCGCAGCAGATTGTCGCAGCTCCAGCACAGCCGCAACGCACCAGGCTCATGCCGCATCGTTACCAGTTCGTGATGGTGGTATTCGCTATGCGGCCACTGACAACCACCGTAGCGCAGCAGCCAGCTCTCCAGCGAACTAACGCCGCCTGCAGCGAGAATTACGCGCGGATCAAGCAGAAAGGGAAATAGCTCGGAATCATCAGCTAAGGGTTGGTGGGCTTCCGGAACCGGACCACTTTCGAGGTGGGCCATATTATCGGGCTGACGCTCCACCAGCACACGACCTGAACTGAAGATGCTCATCAGCTCACTGCCGGGTTTAAGCAGAACAATACCCAGCCCCCTGGCGATGTCAGGTTTCAGGAGAGCTCGCATAGCGGGGCCTCCGTGATAATGATTTGCCCGGTTTCGCCCCAGAGTTTCGTCACCCGGCCATCCCAGATACGACTGTCATCGTCGAAGATGGCATCGAGTAGCGCCTTTTCGAGATTGTCCTTATCCGGCTTCTGTTGGTGGGGCTTACCGCTGTGCTGCTGGCGTTTCTTTTTGCTCCAACTCTGCGGCATCGCGATCACAAACGTTACGTGGTAACCAGACTCTGGAAGCGTCACGTTATGCAGGCGTACTTCATCACAGAATGCGCGATACCGAAGAACCTCCGGTCGCTTTTTCCATTTATCCGCGCGGGTCATCCGCGGCTTGCCCATAGGGGTGATGTTATAGACCTTCATCATCGACCCCACATCCGCTGCTGGTAGGTCTTGTCAGTGCGAGGTGGCTGGCCTGACTCAGGCAGCAGCGCGCTAACTATCCAGAACCGGACGTCGACTGAGAGGCTTTTTTCAGTTTTGATTCCGTTGCGGGTGTAACGCGCCACCAGCTCGTCGGCTTCTTCAGTGGTGAGGTTGTCATATTTGAACCAGGTCATTTTCATAAGGCACCACCAGCGGATACCGGATACGAAAAATCGCTGGCGTCGGTTGACGTCAGTGAAAGAATAATTTTGATGTGATTTTGCGCCATGGTATCTCTCCGTGGCGCAGCAGGTTGCGGGTTGTTCAGGCCCGCGGTGAGAGTCTAACAGAGGGAGTCGAAACGTGGTAGCCAGCTTTTTTTAGCATTTCAGTAAACATTGTCGGTGTACCCACTATTTCATCTTCGGACAATGGCATAAAAGAAACCAACTCGCCACGACGATACATTAGAGCTCGATCACATTCCGGGAATGAATGCAGTTTCGCCACAATAACGCCATCGTCGCAGCGTATAACCACATACCCTTTAGACGGCATGTCATAAACGTCTTCCACTTCTTTTCCCCCTGATAAAGCACGAACGAATAATCAGAAAAATAGACCTCAGTAGAACCACTCGTCAGCACTTTCCCAGGTTTCCTGCAGAATATTAGCGACCTCGTCTTTATCACCACCAATGACGCTAAGCCCGTCATTAGATGCCCGGCGCACAATTAGCTTGCAACCCTCGAAGCGTTTGTTTAGTCGTTTTAAGAGTTCGTTTTCCAGCGCCGGGATCGCGCCATCAGGCAGTTTTTTTGTACGTTCGATAGTGACTTCAACCTTCATGATCATCCCTCTTATAAAGATACTGTATAAATAAACAGTACACCTATACCGGAGAATGATCAACTCGATAAACGCACGATTTGCTACAAATTTTGAAAAGTTAAAGTTGTGTAACTCATTGAATAAAAAAGCCACTATTTTTAGTGGCCTTGTGTTACACGTCAGGCGGCTGCTTCGGAAACACAGCACAATTCCGGTAAATTAGCCCTCACCAGCGCTTCGGCGAACGGGGGCGGTACCGCATTGCCGCACCTGGCGACTTGTTTGTCTTTAGCGTACTTCACGCCGCGGTAGTCCTGGTCGATGATGTACCACTCCGGGAAGCCCTGGGCTGCATATAGCTCGTGCGGTTGCAGCATGCGCATACCGATATCGACGATGCGGTAAACGATGCCATCCACGGTTACCAGTCCGTCAGAATCCGCCCCGCAGTATTGGCGCAGGAATGCCAGCACCTGATCTGCGCGCTGCTCGTCGTAGCCCTCTGTCGCCAGGCTGGTCTCAACGTTCCCGATATGCAGGCCGCCCGCAGTTAACCCCGGCGCTGGCGCATCAACCACCCGGCCATCACGGCAGGTCCCGCGCAGCATTACCAGGTGCGATGTGACCAGACCATGGTGATCAGTGGTGGTGACCGTGTGGGCCGGTTCGTCCAAAGCAACGCCAGCACCCTGGTAGTTCCCGCCAAAGTGTTTGACCAGATTCGCCGCCACCAGCCCGAACTTACCACCGCCAGCGACCACCGTACCCAGCGGCTTATGCAGACCAGGCACGCGCGGTTCCTGCCCCGGGCGCTCGCCATATCCCATCTGAATGAGCGTCGGGGTCACCAGCTGCGATTTGCCGCCACCACCAGCAGTGACCGTTGCGCTCGGCTCGTCAGCGCGGTGGCCGACGCTGGCACCGAACTGGCGGGCGATTAAAGGGGCCAGCACCGGCGCGATGACGTTCGTCCGGTTCTGCGTCAGCAAAGTAAAGAACGGCTTATCTACCGGGCGCGGCTTCATCTGGAATGTGGATCCGCCGGTCCCGGCAAACAGCGGAGCCATAACCGGCGTAGCGAGCGCATAGCCGTGTGTTTTGGTGATTGTCTGCAGCGGCTCCGCCAGCGCCTGGCCCCGGAAGCAGTCATAACTCGTTTTTGTGCTGGTGTGGTTGCACTTAACGATGAACGGCGAGGCGCTATCCAGCACGAACCGCTGTACACCGCGCGCTATGCGTTTGAGGGTGTTTTCTGCCAGTGCCTTTTTGCGGTCGAATATGGACGGAGCCGGGATTGACCAGTCGATACATTCCGCCGCGGTGCGCCATGGCTTCAGCTTGCCGCTCTGCACCGCTGGCGTTTTCGGGTCTCCGTGGGTCGGCTCCGGCCAGGTCACCGGCACGCCGTCACAACGCATCACCATGAAGAACCGCTTCCGGATAGTCGGCGCGCCAAAGTCGCAGGCGCGCAGCTCGCGGTGATCAACGGCATAACCCAGCCCGGTTACCAACTGCTGCGCCTGCTCGCTGCCGGCGGCAATGCCCAGGAATTCGCAGCACTCTACCAGCGCCGGATGCCCGGCAGGTATCCCGCCGGACAGCATCCCGCAGAACGCCTCAAACGTTTCGCCAGCGCGGGCAGGATCGGGCCGCATCTCCGCCGCCAGCAGCGGCCCCCACGTTTTGAATTCCTCCACGTTCTCAAGCATCATCACGCGTGGCCGCACCGCCAGCGCCCAGCGAATGACAATCCACGCCAGGCCCCTGATGGATTTTTCCACAGGCTTCGAACCTTTTGCCTTAGAAAAGTGCCTGCAGTCCGGAGAGAACCACGCAAGGCCCACCGGGCGGCCCGCCGTCGCAGTGCACGGGTCGATATCAAAGACGCTTTCGCAGTAATGCAGTGTGTCAGGGTGGTTGGTGCTGTGCATGGCCACCGCGTTCGGGTCGTGGTTAATCGCAATATCCACGCTACGGCCAGTCGCCAGCTCAATACCGGTAGACGCCCCGCCGCCCCCGGCAAAATTATCAACGATGATTTCTCTCACGCGTATTTCTCCATGGCAGCGGCCAGCGAACGCGCCGCAGTGACGATCGCCGGTACCGGCATTTTTTCCAGCCACATACGGTTGATGTGATGCTTCAGGCGGCGCTGGTGATGCGCCGGGAGATCCCCGGCGATTTCTACCTGTGAATAGACCATGCCGACTTCAGCGGGCCAGACGGCTTCCGGCACATCCACCAGCAGCAGGTTTTCCAGCTCAACGATACGGTTGGTTGCGTATTGCATCAGGTGATCATGCTCTGCTCGCTCTAACATACTCACGCCCCCACTTCGCATTTGATGCCAGCGGCTACCAAGGCCGCTAATAAATCGTCACGTGAATACCACTCGCCAGCCGGATCCGGCGCCGGCCACATTTCAATGTCATAGCGCTCGGGCAACTTAACGGTGAGCGTCCGTGTCTTCAGCTTCTCAATCGCGCTTACAACGTCGGCTATTCCATCTTCCCCAACGGCCTGCATCATAGCTTTTTCCCACTCAATTTCGGCTCTGACAGAGGCGTCACGTTCCAGGCAGGCAGTACGCGCCGCAGCAAGTGCGCCGTCCAGTCGCCCAGCCAGTTCGGTCAGCAGTTGCGCCGTCTGCGCGCTTTCATACTTTGCGGCCACGTAGGTGGCACGAATTAACTGCTTATGGGTCATGTCTTTCATGCGCGGGCACTCCCTATAATTTTGTGGATCTGATATCCCTGCCAGTTCTGGCGACATAGGTCTGCGATGCTGGGCCGCTGGCACACTACCGGCAGTGGCTTGATGCGCGCTTCCCCGCCTGGCTGCATGACGTAGACCGGATGACGACGCTGGCCGATATTCTTCACAGCACCAGCAGAAACGAGATGCTCCAGCAGGCGACAGGCCTTTTTGCTGTCGCAGCCCAGTAGCCGGCGGACCTGACGCGGGGTAATCTCTCCGCCGTGCTGGATGGCGCGAATGATTGCCCAGAGGTTGTTACTGGCCATTGTCTACCTCCGCGCCCACCAGCTGGTTAACGAGGTTTTTGTGGCGACCAACAACCCGGACCGCATCGCGCAGCTTCTCCAGGCTTGCCAGCTTGTTTCTGGTGCGGCGGATTTCGCGGGAGAGCACCCGGACTGTCGGGATCGCCTGCCCCGCAACATGCCTTTCGGTGAACGAGGGGATCTCACTGACGAACTGCTCCAGCGACTTATCTGCGTCGGTTAGCGCGGGAGCTGCAGGTGCTGCAGGTGTTGTCGGAGTAGCAGCAGAAGTTGGCTCAAGTTGGGCTGGCGCCGCCGGCAGTGACCAGGTCACACCTTTGCCCTGCCCGTTCTTCACCACAATGCCCTGGCGCTCCAGAGCCCGCAAAGCTGATGTCATTCCCCGCCCGTTACGATTAACTTCCAGGGCAAGCGATACAGTATCCATTGCGCCGTTCTTAGCCAGCAGTTGTCTGATTACTTCGGGATCTACAGGCTCAGGTGCTTCGCCCTGAAGTACCGGTTTAGCGATTGGCGTTACCGTATCGCGTTTCGCATCGGCGACTTTGCCCGCTTTGCCAATGAACCAGCCGCCGTCAGCAAAATCACAGAGCCCCTGATCACGCTGTTCACGGAGCATGTTCAGTGCTTCAACAGGCTCGATATCCAGACGGGCTGCCACTTCGCGGTATGTCGCCCGGCCCATTTTTTCCAGTGCTTGAATTACTGTTTCCATGAGATTTCCTTTCGAAAATTACTTCACCACGCGCAGGTGGCTGACGTTTTTACGGTAACTGGCCCAGTTGAAGTTCACCCAGATGCCGCCGTCCATCTGCAGGCGGTCCATCACCCGCTCGCCCAGTACGGAGCTCAGCTGGGGGTGATTCAGGTTGGTCAGCACACCGACAGGTTTCAGGGCTGCCAGGCGGCGATCGATAATCTGGTTCAGGATGACGAACTCGCCGCGCGTCTCGCGCTGTACACCCACCTCATCGAGAACAAGCAGGTCAACGCGGCAAAGGTCATCCAGTAACGCGGATTCTGATTCGCCCTCGTCGTAGCAGGCACGAACGCGCAACATCAGGTCGGGGATGGTTACAATCAGCACCGTGGCGCCGCGCTCGAGCAGGTAGTTCCCGATGGCCGCCGCCAGATGGTTTTTCCCGGTGCCGCAACCGCCGCTGAACACGAAGCTGCCGAACCCGGTACCGAAGTTCTGGGCGAACCGCTTCGCCATCGTCAGCGCGAGCTGCTGGCCTTCGCCGTTTACCTGGTAGTTTTTGAACGTGCAGCTGCGGTGTAAATCCTGAATACCCGATCGCCCGAAAATACGGTCTGCACGCGCTTTCTGGTTGAGTTTCTCCACCTCGAGGCAATGCTTGCGGCCCTCTTCCTGCTGCCAGGCCATCAGCTCTTCAGCGCTGGAGAACTTGGGTTTGATGCCCGCCGGCATGAGTCGCTGCAGGCGTCCGATTAATTCGCTGCTGGTTTTCATGATCACCCCGTGAATCCGTCTGGAATCGTGTTACCCGGTTGCGGTACCGCGAGCGTCGCAGTCTTCTGCCGACCCGCGTTGCGTTGCGCCTGTTCCCGCTGGCTTCGCAGACTCTGCGCAAAAGTCTGCTCCCACTGTTGATGGTGCTTAACGCGGCCTTCGACAGACCAATAGTCCCGGAACTGCTGAAGCTCCTCAGGCGTATAGCCCGGCGCGTCTCCGAGAATGATCCCCCATAGCGCGGCGCGGCGCTCAAACTCAGGGGCTGGTTTCCAGCTAGCGGTGATCGCGAATTTGCCCAGTGGAGGTTCGAACGCTTCCTGTGGGTTTTCTTCGCCCTGAATTTCTTCAGGCGCGCGCTCTTCTCTCTCTCTTTCTTTAAGATCTGTATCTATATCTGGATCTTTATTAGTTGAGTTCCCGTTAGCGCCCTGTTCAGACGGAACACCAACACCCGTTGAACGGTCGTTATCAACCCGTTCCGATTCTGTTGTTTTTTTAGCTTTTCTGGCCCTTGCTGAAGCTTTACCGGCTGCGGACTTCTGACTTACCGATGAACGAACGGCTTCAAGATCCCGTTCAATCCTTTCCTGCACCCATTCAATGCCGTTGTCGTTGAAAAACTCTTTTAACGAAGGTTCAACGGCGCTCCAACGGTCGTTACTCAGCCGTGCGATTTTAGCGAGGCGGTTTTTTGGTATTGCTCTCCCGGTTTGCCAGTAATTGAACATGAGGAGCAAATAAGCCCCATGCTCCTCCGTGGACAAGTGCATGGTGTCCGCCAGGTAATCAGCAATATAAAGTTGCATGTAAGGCAGCGCTGCCATGAATACTCCTGCTATCCGGTTGCCCGGGCGTTGTGGTCATTGGTCAAAACTCGATTACGTAAATAGTGGTGCCAGAGACTGAAGGTGAGCGATCATCACGCCCGCAAGTTCTCCCGGCAGAAGCGCTGCGTTGGCAAGAAGGTTTTCAAAACCCTCCTTTGCTTGTTTCTTACTCGGCAGGCCCAGCAGTTTTGCCTGGTGGTGTTCACTGCTCTCTTTAATCGCCTCGGCCACCAGTTCAGTTTCCGTTTTGCCAGATCGTAAGCCGTGCTTACGCGCGATCTCGATTGGCATAGCTGCGGAGATTGCGGATGCCAGCTGCATAACGTAGGAGGTGTATTTCGCTGAACGGTGTTCATTCTTCAGATAGCGGAATAAATTCTGCTTACTAACGGTGATTCCCCGTCCACCTTGCTGACGCCACTGTTCATCCACCAGCAGCGCAATTTTTCTTTGTGCTTGCCCGGGAAGGGTCGATTCCCACTCACGAACGGCAGCAAATATCGCCTGGTGATGAATGCTATCCCGGCGGCGAGGTTCATTCTGATTTTGCGATTTCAACGGAACGGCTAATCGCTGGTTATGATTCTGATAAGTTGCTGAATACATGATTAGGATTCCTTCTGAGGTAAACCATCAGTTGGGTTGGGATAAAGATCGGGGCGTAACTCGTGGGGAGTTACCTGCCAGTCCAATACCTTGCAAGCATTGAGAACCTCCGTGCTTGCAACCTGAGTACGAAACCAGACAGATACCGTTTGAGAATTTTTTCCCAAGCGGCGCGCCAACTCTGACTGACTTCCACAAATTGAAATGATTTTCTTCTGTACGGTTTCTTGCATGGTTCCTCCTAAATTTTGTACCACATGATTGATAAATAATTTAGCAGTGTCAAGAAATTTAACTGACCACATTTGAAAAGAAACTTTGTATGCTTGGTTATTGTTTAGTTTTGGATCTGAACATGAACTTTGAAGAAAGGTTGCAAAGGGCCTTAGATGAGGCCGGTATCTCTCAATCAGAGCTGGGGCGCCGAATTGGCGTAAACTCCCAGACTGTCAGCCATTGGTGTAACGCGGGAATATTTCCTCGTAAGGAAAAATTGGCTTTGCTACCTGCCGCGTTAGGTAAACCACTGTATTGGTTCTTTTTGTCCGACGAAGAAGAGAGAAATCTGACTGCAACTACAGAGAGCAAAACAGTTTTGAATGCTAAGCAATCAGCTCTACTAAACGTCTTTGATCAGTTGCCAGAATCGGAACAAGACAGGTTTATCTCTTTAGCTAACGAAAGGCTGGAGGAGCTTGATGCATTCATGGCTGAGTTTTTAAAGAGAAGAAAAGTCGATCCCGCCCAATAAAAAAATCTCATTTCGCTAGCATATAAGCCGCTCTTTGCGGCTTTTTTTATACCCTCGTTTTCCTTCAATCCCACCGCCGACGTTATATCTGGTATATTTATTATCAATTACATTGACTACTGGTATATTTATTTGTAGTCTGATTTTAGAAATTCAGTCATCCAGGCAGGACGCCCACGAAGTAGCTGCCGGCGGCATACGAAACACCGGATGAGATGACCAGACTAATCGCGCAGCAGGTTTCAACCGTTCCGTCGGCCAGACGCAAAAGGCATAACGAGGATAAAAACATGATCGATTACGCACGTAACCCTGTGGGGTGCCAGGCCGTTCGCCTTAGCTGGTTTACCGCACGTCTTCGCCAGCTCTGCTATTTCCTGGCGCAGAAAGGAAACCCGGAGATAGTTTCAAAGTGAAAGGATTCAAGGCTGACGACCAACGGCCAGAAGTAACTTTTTAATCGAGTTTTGAGTAATGACCACGGCTGTTGCCAGCCTGATGCTCGTCGCGAAGGGCATCGTGATGGCAATGTCGCCATCGCAACTGAACAGGAGACGAAGACCTGTTCTGGTTAAATTGGAAAAGTTCTCTTTGCCCGTCGCCTCGGCGGGCTTTTTTCCCGGAGGATTTATGTCGGCAAACGAACTGGCGCTTAAGTACAGCAGCGCACCAGCTGAGTCGCTGATTGGCGTATTACCTGTCATGGAAGTTAAAGAGGCGCTTCGAGACGAAGTCGAAGATGATGTTTACGATGAATTATCATTAGAACATCGTTTTGAAATCGAAACTCTTGAAGAGCAGAACGATGAAGCTAACCGGCTCGCGCAGAAGTTTGAATTGGCCGCTGAGTCGTTCGGTACCGCCATTAAACTTGCGCTTACCCTTCCCCATGATGAAGCAATTCAGGTTCTGCGCGATGTTATTGAAGACAACCCCGGCTATGGCCGCGAACCGGTAAAGGGGTAACCATGGAATTTGGAATGAAACGCGTCGTGGCATCGGTTCAGGCCGTTGCCGTGTTAAGCCGGGTTTACGACGGCTCTCCGGTCGCGCTGTCAGTTATCAGCACTGAATTGAAGTTATCTGTTTCCTACCTGGAGCAGATATTTAGCAAATTGCGACGCAACGACATCGTTAGCAGCCAACGTGGTCCGAGAGGCGGTTACCACCTCAACAAATCGAACACCAGCGTGGCCGATGTTATTCGCGCAGTCACCGCTATCCCCGACGGCTTTAAGCCGGTGATGGATGCGCTTGAATGGGTTCCCGTTACGCAACTGAATAACGGAAAACTACCTACCCCATAAAGCACAAAACCCGCGCAAGGCGGGTTAAGTACCCGGTTAGCCGACCAAAGCTTTCCGGAACGAGTTTTGAACAATGACCACAACCCGAAGGGAGCTATCAAAGTCCCGGGTATCTTACAGTCTTAAGGAGCCCGAATACAATGGCTACATATGCGTATCTGATTAAAGCCAAAGCAAAAGCCGCTGAAGCAAAAAACCTTTTCTGCTGGTTTGAAGCGAAATCCGATTCCCGCGCAGAGCGCGAAATTCTCAACATACTGGACGACGCTGGCATCGAAGTTGGTCGCGGCGCGGATTACCAGCTTCCGGTCCGTACAAACTGGCTTGTTGTTGACGACCTACCAGCCGAACGCGTTCTGGATGATACCTGGTGCGATCGTTACGAACTCGGCGAAGACGGGAAGTCATGGAATCAAATTTCAAAAGCCGCGGATTCAGTAAATATCCAGGACGAGCACGCACAGCTGGCAGACGATACCGGTAATGCCAGTGCGACGTCTGCCGACGCCCCTGCACTAATCCGCCCGGTAGCGCGCCTGCGCCTGCCGCAGCGCCTGATTGCGCACCTGCTTAACGATACGGAAGAAAAAGAAATCAGTGAAGCTATTCACGTGCAAATCGGCGCAGCTGAGGCGGACGAAAGCAATCTCTATATCCAGAACCTGCTGCAGGCCTGCCGCGACGTACCAGGCATCGATGAACTGTCTGCGCATGTAGAGTGGAAACTCATTCAGGCTGTTAAAGAATTATTCCCACTGGAGCAAAACCACGAAGTAAGCGCCATTAACGGTTTCATTGCTGCCTGGGTAGAAGCCGAACCAGGTGAACGTACGCAGCTCGTTAAAGAGTGGGCTGATATTGTTCGCGACTGGCCTGAAATTAATAACACCAGCAACGCCACCTCTGAAACTGTCCAGGAATTCCGTGACGCTGAAGTGCCTGCGCTTATCACCGTGGCCACTCTTCCATTCCGCCAGCGTCTGCTTGCCCAGCTCATTTCTGAAGAAGAGTACGCCTATCACATCAGCCCGGAGCAGAAGAAAGAAGTTATTACGCTGGAAATGGATGTCGATAACTCATACGTCCAGAATCTGTTGCTGGCTGCTGAAAATGCGCCTGCCCTGAAAGACGTCAAAGAATATGACCTGTGGAAACTGACCGAGGCGGTCAGGGAAGTGTTTCCGCAGGATCGTAAAACGCCTGAGCTTGGCGTGATGCTGCAGTTCCTGAAGGCCTGGAGCGAGACGATGTACATCGATCGCGGGCTGCTGGTCAAAGAGTGGGCCAAAGGCAACCGCGTGCCCGCCATCCAGCGCACCGACACCGGCACAAACGCTGGCGGCAGCATCGCGACAGATCGCAGTCAGGATTATGCGCATACCCTGGACACCCTGGATTTCGAAATTGCAGCCGCAACGCTGCTGATGGATTTCGATATCTACAACATGCCTGTATCCATTCACCGCTGCGCCAGAGAAATCATTGAGAAAAAAGAAAGCCCGTTCAAAGAATGGTCTGCCGCGCTGCGCAAAACAGCGGGCATACTGGATTATTCACGCGCTGCCATTTTCGCCTTGATCCGTGGTGCCGCCGAGAACGTCCATCACTTCCCGGTCAGCCTGCAAACCTATATCAGTGCAAACCTGAAAGAACACCAGCATGACAAGCCAGATGCTGCAACTGTAGAGGCTGCGCAATTCAGCCGTGAAACCCTGGATAAACAACTAACTGCTGACCGCGGCGAATATGTCGAGGGTATCAGCAACCCGGCGGAGCCGAAATGGGATAAAACGCCGCGTAAAACTTACTGTACTCACGAAGAGAATCTGCAGCGCGTCCGTGAAGAAGGGGCGCGCCGCCGGGCTGAAGAAGCAGCCGCACAGCCTAAGGTTGAAAACCTCGGGGCAGGCGTGTTCTCAATTGAAGGGCTGATTTCCGAACAAAAAATAGATAACCCGGTCATCAATATTCCCTCAAATGAGGTCGAAAAAACAGAAAACGCCACGGAGAACGCCAACCATGTGCAGATGGAAGCGACTGTCAGTATCGAAGAACAAAATGATCCTCAGGTATCAGCGGGCCAGGCAACAGATGCAGATGATGTTGAACCTGATCCGTCAGCAGATACCGTAACTGATGAGGCTACGGTATCCACCAGCAAACTGTTTACTCATCTAATGGTGGATTTAGAAACAATGGGCTCAAACCCTGACGCCCCTATCGTCTCCATCGGTGCCGTATTCTTCGAGCCATCAACAGGCGAGACAGGCCCGGAGTTTTATCAGGTGATCGACCTGGCGTCCGCGATGTTCTTTGGGGCTCAACCGGATGCCAGCACCATTCTGTGGTGGATGAAACAATCATCCGAAGCCCGATCAGCCCTGCTGGTAGATGATGCTGCCGATCTAGATGTTGCTCTCACCCTCTTTAGTGAGTTTCTTTGCGAAAACGCAGCTAATGGGGCGAAGTCGGTTCAGGTCTGGGGCAATGGCGCAACGTTTGACAATGTGCTGCTTAAGCAAAGCTATGAGCTGGTATATGGTGTAGCGCCGTGGCGGTTCATAAACGATCGTGATGTGCGCACCCTGGTAGAGCTGGGTAATGCCGTTGGTATCAATCCGCGCTACGACATCCCCTTCGAGGGGGATAAGCACAACGCCCTGGCTGATGCGCGTCATCAGGCTAAATACGTTTCGGCTATCTGGCAGCGTCTGACAGCAAACTGATTTCGGTAATTCAGAAATAACCCGGCCAGGCACTTATGATCTGGTCGGGTTGAGGAGCAACGTGATGGCAAAACTCGTTACGCTTGAGGAGTGGGCCGAAGATACCTACACCTGTCCTCCCTCTGTGGCAACGTTACGACGCTGGGCGAGGAACGGGAACATTTACCCACCACCGGAACGGCATGGCACCAGATATCAGGTTGAGCCCAACGCAATTTACATACGTCCAAATAAACACTGCTTGAAAGCGCCCGTTAATGGAATGGACATAAGGCGCCCAAGAAAAGGTACATTGCTGGAGAAGCTGCAGAATGAGCAAAAGGCGGGAAAAATATGATTCTAATTTGCCAAGAAATCTGACTTACCGCCAGTCACGTAAAACCTATGCCTGGCGCAATCCGTTAACCGGGAAAGAGATCCCTCTGGGGAAGATTTCCAAACGTGACGCGATAGCCCAGGCGATCGAAGCAAACAATTTTCTTGACCAGAATTACTCCCCTGTCACCCTGCTGGAACAGCTCAAAGGGGAGCATGAATACACAGTTGCTGAATGGCTGAAAGAATACCAAAAGATCCTGGATAAGCGCGATTTGGCAGAAGTTACGCTTAAGGCGCGCAAGGGGCATCTTGAAACCATCGGCGAACATTTTGGCAAAATGGTCCTGACGAAAGTAACGACATTACATATCGCTGAATTTCTCAGAAGATGGACGGATGAAGATAAGATGACGATGGCCACAACCTTTCGCTCGGTTCTGTCCGACGTGTTTCGGGAAGGGATAGTTAATGGGCGGGTACCAGTTAATCCGGTTGAACCAACCAAATCACCGAAGATTGAGGTGAAAAGAAAAAGGCTCGATCTGGAGCTGTTTAATTCCATCAGGCGAAACGCGCATGCTCTGCCGGCGTGGTTCGCAAACGGCATGGATCTGGCAATTTGTACCGGTCAGCGCCGGGAAGACATTGCCGCGATGAAGTTTTCCGACATCAAAAATGACCGACTTCATGTCATCCAGATCAAAACCGGGATGAGGATTGCGATAAACCTGGATCTGAGGCTGCAAAGCACTGGCTTGCGTTTGCGTGATGTCATTGAGCAATGCAAAGTGGGCAACAGTTCTGATTTTCTGGTCAGCTCAGGCTTCCGGAAAAATAGCCCGCTGGGCAATATCCACCCTGACGGATTAACGAAAGGATTTGTGAAGGCGCGCAAAGATCTGGTGCATTTGCTGGGGGATAACCCACCTACTTTTCACGAAATCAGAAGTCTGGCAGGAAGGTTATACGAGAAAGAATTTGGCAAAGAATTCGCCCAGAAACTGCTCGGACATGTTTCGGAAAAGACTACTGAAAAGTATCTCGATACGCGCCAAAACGATTTTATTCTGGTATAACGGTTGGAAAACCGGATATGATGATTCGGACAATTTTCGGACATTTTCGGACGGAACCGCGTAAGTGCTTGTCTGGAAAGGGAGATAAAAAAAGACCGAATACGATTCCTGTATTCGGTCCAGGGAAATGGCTCTTGGGAGAGAGCCGTGCGCTAAAAGTTGGCATTAATGCAGGCTGAAATCGCCTTGCCCTTTAAGAATAGATTACGATGTCAGGTTTTCCAGTCCGCGACAAAAGTGGTCCAAAAAAATTCCTCACGTAACGTAATCACTTAATAAAAAACCGCAGCCCGTCTTCCAGGGTACTGCGGTTTTTTTATGCCCGTGAACGTTTAACAGAGCGTTTTGGCTTTCTCGATAAACGGCACCAGGCTCTTTTTCTCGCCGGGCTTTGCCGGGTCGTCTACCTGAATCACGCTGATGGGCTGGCCCGTAGTTTTCCCGGCTTTAACCTGCGCCATGGCTTCGTCATTGATCGGATATTGCATCAGGGTAGCCGGATTAATCACAAACAGCGCGTTGCCCGGACGGCAGGTGAGCATGACTTCTTCGCGGTTAAACGCCCAGTTGTCTTTGCCCATTTCAAAACGGCTTACCGTAATAATCTGCGGCGCAGCGGCGGCCGTTCCCGCGCACGCCAGTAATAGCAGTGAAAGTACTGTTTTTTTCAT